GGAGCATCTTCAAAAGCACGCTTGACATTTGGTGCTGCTCTCGAGAATGCAGACAATCTCATTATCTGGTACTGGCACTAATCGCCCTCGTACTGTGACTCTTGGCCCGATCGGATTCTGTCCGGTCGGGTTTTTTTTCGTCTTGCTTGTTCATTTGTTCGCATGCATAGACAGCGCGCAGATACTCTCCCTTCGTCATTCCTCGTCTTTTCTTTGGCTCACAGATTAATTTTCCGTCTACCCAACGAGCAAAAATATCGATCATTGTTGCACACTCCTTTTTTATGCTATACTAAGAGAGAATATAGCAGGGTACGGTCGCACCGGTCAACAGCAGAGCAGCCCATCAGCACTCAACAAACCCTAACGAACAGGAGCCAGTCATGGCCACAACTAAGCCAATTACGTTCGACAGCGTAGGATCACCGCTATCAGGTGGACTAGTCGATAAATTACGTCTCTCAGCAATGATCTCTCAGGAGATAAATCTCCTCTTAAAAGACAATGCTAATCTTCGCAATACCGCCCTTCTAAGTTATCAGGGAAGCATTAACGGCAGTGGATCAGATACAGTCCGCGTACGTCTTGCAGGTCTTGACGGCTATGATTCTATGGCTGCAGCGACCTCTGAAAACTCAGACGAATCAGGCAACACTACAGCATTGACAATTAACAGTGCAGATCTTGTAGCCGCTAGACAATTTATCATTTACGAGATGGACGATCTCGCCTCCATGACCGGATTCGGTGGATCGGATATCGACCCTTTCCGTATCGCGCAAAGCATCGCAGGAAGTTACGAGACTCGTTTTGCAGAATTGACAGGAGTAGCCGCTGCTTCTTTCACAACTACAGCAGGGCTCAATACTACAACTCTCTCTGTAGATGATTTCTTTGATGCTATTTTTGAACTTGAACAAGCGTCTTCCGGTTCTGGAGCTCCGGGCCCATACGCAGCCGTTCTCGCGCCCAAAGCATTGACCGAGCTACAAGACTCTCTCCGCAACGAGACCGGAAATGCAGTAAGTCGTATGCAGTCCTCTATGGACATGCTTTCTGCTAAAGGCGAGAATTACGCAGGTAATCTCTTTGGCGTAGACGTATATCGATCGGCTCACGTAAACGAGAATGCTTCTTCTGGATTCGATAACTTTGTTATCTCTCCGATGGCTCTCGGATATGTTGACGGCATTCCCGCAGGTGTACAAGGATCAGCAGATCTTATGTCTATGGGCAAGGTTGTCGTGGAATTCGATAGACGTGCGATGAGTGCAAGCACATTTATATGCGGCCATGCATATTTAGGGCTTGGAATTATCGAAGATGCTCGAGGCGTAAAGCTTCTTTCAAAACGATAGATCGCTTTGTCGGGAGGCTGCAGGACTTTACTTGTAGTCTCCGGCTCTGCGGTCTCCCGACTCTTTTTTTAAACAGGAGACTACTACAATGACAGACTACAGCAGATTCGCTCAACCTTGGGAGCAAAAAACCGAGGTACAAACGAGAATACCAAAGAAGGCCAACAGTCGGTTTTTCTTTGCACACAACCCAGAAAACTGGGAGCTTAAAATGATAGAGGGGTACAGCATGACAGAGGAGGGCAAACGAAAAAAACAAAAGACTCCTATGCTCCTTCCTGTGCTTTCTTCGATCCACGAAGTCCCCGGAGTTAATGGAACGAGAGCAGTCGGCAGCAGGATCGACTCCTCCATTATGAGAACAAACCTACTTGATCAAGGTTGGACAATCATCGATCCAATTAAGCATGACTATATCCGCGTATACCCTGCGCACAAAGGGAATTATCATACGTCTAAATGGATACGACTCGAGAAGGTAGGACGAAGAGTGATAGAGCATTTTGATTCAGACTCTTTCGATGAGTGGAGAATCGAGATCATGAAGAGCGGAGTATTGAATCCTCCTCATCCGCAGATCGCAGCTCTCAGACTGATCTCCATGAATCGCGCAATGAGCAGACTCGAAAGAGATCAGCACATCCCAGAGATTGCAAATCGGCTCAAGACAAAGCAGACCGAACTCAAGAACACAAAAGCAGCAATAGCCCGAGTAGAGAAACTCGGAGGACTAGCTTATGAGCTCTAACAGCAAAAGAGACGCAGTCGATCGAATGGCTGCACGAATCTCTAAACAAGAAAACATATCTCACCACAAAGCGCGGAGCATAGTTGTAAAACATATCACCCGCGCAGAACAAAAGAAACGGAGCTAATCATGGCCTTCTCAGACAAAGCAGAATTTAAAATCCCTCGTCACATCGTGCAACCGGGATCAGTAAATCCAGAGACGATCACAGTCAATAAGACTTTGACCTACAAGGACGCACAATATCAACTGCTCCGAAACAATACAGGAACTCTTGATTGTATCCTCCCTGCGTACAAAGATGGTGCTTCTTTCTGGGTAAAAAGCCGATCTTCTTCTACTCATAACGTAGTCGTAAAGGATGCAGACGCGAATACAATTGCAACTCTTACAGCAGGGCAAGCCGTTCTCTGTGTCTCTACCGCTACAGCGTGGTGGGACGTAATCAAAGGATAATAGCAGATGTCTTCGTCCACTCCATACGCAGCACAGATACGAGCGATTGAATTGCTCGAAAGAGAAAAGGCTCAGACTACTGAGATCAAACTCTATCGAGACAATGCGCAACTTGTACCGACTGCAGCAACATACACTCTCACAAAGCCAACAGGGACAGACTTGCTCACAGGAGCAACAGCAACGATCTCGTTAGGTGGGACTGTGTCCTATGCGCACACAGCAGAGCAGCTATCTAGTACGGAGGCTCTCGGAGAGGGATATGTTCAGGAGTGGACGGTCACGATCGGAGGAGAGGAGTTTCTCTTTCGGAGAATGGCTGCACTTGTCAGACGCAGACTTTATCCTGTTGTTTCAGACATCGATCTGACAGCAACATACTCCGATCTTGAGAATGTCCGTCCGAGCTCATTGACAAGCTATCAGCAATATATCGATGATGCATGGTATCAAATACTCAGACGGATCAGAAATAGAGGGATGGGATACGAATATCTCATGATGTCTCCGGAGGCATTCTTTGAGACGCACAGACACCTCTCTCTATACCTGATCTTCAGAGACTTTCATAGTTCTCTCGGACAGTCGAACGGGCGATACCTTGACCTCGCAAACGAGCATTATAAACTCTATCGCGATGAATTCGATTCGTTGAATTTTATCTATGATGAAGACCACGACGGAGAAGCAGACGATCCCGACAAGCGCACGAGAGGACAGCCAACAATCTTTCTCAATCGTCCCGGTCAATACTATCGGAGACGGAGATACTAATGTCTGTATCTGTCAAAGAGTTACAAAGAGCAATCGCTGCAAAGGTTGACGGCTTGACCGGCTTCCGAGAAGTGCGACAACTTCCGGAGCTCTTCGCGCGTACTCAAAACAGCCTTGCTCATCTTGGTTTTGCTGTTGAGGTATCGACAACCTCAGAAACCAACGAGAGACAAAGGATTGCAGTCGGATTGTATGCGAATACTACTGTGCGTATTAAATATGCATATCGACTCAGACCTCACGATCTAATACTGGACTATGGTAATGCTCTGGACAAAGAGCAATTAATCATTGCTGCAGTAATGGATCGCAACTTTTCAAAGGGTATAGAGATTCGTTTCGTACGAGCAACCCGGAGAACCCCAGACTCGCAAGAGTATCTCATCTCAGAAATAGAGCTGCAGGCTCTGCACACTATATCACTATCATAACAGGAGCATATCATGGCTTACTCTACCTTACCAAAGACACGTCGCGACGGAGTCATAACCCTAAAAGACGGCACAGGATCTCCTGTTGAGCTGATCATTGCGTACGAAGAAGGCAATCTTACATTCGATACTCCCAAGGCAGCGCAGACTGTTATCCGAGATCGAGGAGTGATCAGCACAATCCGCAAAGGAGACGATGAGCCTGTAGCCAGTGGATCATTTACTGCATATTTTCGTCAGTTTACAGACGGAGCAGAAGCAGGATCTATTCTTGATTTTGTAAACAAGACCGGACACTATGCGAGTAACATCTCGACAGGATTGACA